GCAGGTAGATTCATGATATTATATCCACTTTGCATATTAATCGCACTACCCATCTTTAATTCGCCGGTCATTGTATCTCCGGTCTTTTTAACAAGGTATACCATAAAATTGGTATTAACTTGAGCCCACATCTCCAGCACAGGAGTGGTATTGCCAGGGCTAATATCAAATGGAGTATCAACCCATATACCGACCGCCATCGCTGTTCCAGCCAATAATGCCACACAAAGGATCAGACACTTCATCTGTTTGACTCCTGTTAAGTTATACTGTAAATCCTGCCCCAAGCAGTATTTCAAACGGTTCTGCCGGAGCGGCTGCCAATTGCTCAATCACCGGTCCCGAGATTTTGATTGTTCTAACTGGACCATTGACCCCACGATCAATCTTGTTTCGAACTTCAAACACTCCATTGATTCTGGCTCCAAATGTGCCGGTTGCTAATCCCAGCAAAGTCATCTGGAACTTCAGCAGCTGAGTCTCTTTTAAATATGTCTGCCATGGGAACGATGTATGGACCGCCGGCATCTCCAATTCTAACTCTACAGTACGATTTTCCAGACTTCCACCAATCATCACGCCGGCAACAGCATTTTCGCTACCGCCATCTCCGCGGATACCGACCTCATTACCGTCTTTGAACACAAATGATCTCAATGCCAGGTAATCTGACGGATATGCCGATCCGTATGCCCCAAGCTTGAAATAACAGTTTTGCAGTACCGGCGGCAGTGCATCGAGATCAGGATATCCCATTGCGGTTACCCCAACATCGATTGTAAGGTGTTTTCCTTTTGTTTCAATCGGGTCTATCCAGCACCCGCCTTCAACCGAGAAGTTCAAACCAAAGGAAGTGGCACAATCAGCCGCGCCTTCCCGGTCAGTAACTTCTTCATAGGCTATGTGTGCCTTGTCGTAACTGTGTGTATCATCTGCATGCCGATAAGCAAAGCCAGTGCATTCATCTCCACCACCAGTCGTGATGGCTGTCTTGCCAAATCCTGCCGGAAGTAAGATGCAGTCAAGCAGCGCAGTTATATCAGTTACTTCGCCCGCATCTCTTGGAAGATACAGAGGCATTTTGTGGCTGAATACATTATGAATCAGAGTTTTCCCGCTTGGTGCCGCATGTCGGCTGTTTCGGTCGGGATCGTATAGCACAGGAGTTCCTTCCAGACTCATTACCGGGGTATGACATGGCAGTAGCTTGGCCTTTGTCATGGTTCCTGTGGTAGTTGCTGACCAGGTCCCTGCAATTATTAACGTTGATGCCGTTGTCCCGGTTAAGCACGTATACAGCTTGCTGGTGTAGAGAGTAGCAAACACTACATATACGATGTCCCCGACTACACAGCCATGGGCCGATGCAGTCGTGCAGCTCAGTTTTTCCGTGACTTTGGCTACTGTAGATATTACGATCGCATTACTTACCAGGGCAATTGCCAGGCGGCAATGTGATGCGGGTTTAGCTGTAATAACACTCATTTTCTCACCTGTAGGTTATCGTTATTGGAAATTTACAAACAATACGTCCATCTCGCACCTGTTCATACGATGCTTTGCCTGTCATGATCCTGTATACAGATGCTGCCATCAATAATGTTACGTTGATCTGTTCACAGTTTCTCATGATTGTCTTAGTTTCTGCCAGCAGTTCTATCCCTTCCTCATACAATCTATCTGGAGTAAAGGCATACGCTATCTGGCAGGTCAGTTCTATTTCATTATAGTCAACCCTCTCAGCCCACCTGCTACTCACCATCTGGCCGGCCGGTATCAATACATAGCCGTCTGTATTGTAGAGTGTGCCATCATCCCGCAATTCAAACCCCGTAGCCCGGTTAAGCCCTCGCTCTTCCAGTACGTCCTCTACTAACTTAATGGCTGTCTCTTCTGTGCTCATACCCGCTTCACCCTGATTCCTACTATCGCCTCATTTTCGGTTGCATCGGTTATTACACAAGCATCTTTCATTGCCATGACATAACTCTGTATTGCCGTGTCAAGCGATCCGGCATACTCAAACGTATTCTGATCTGCCTTGTCCTTCCATTCCGTTCCACCCTGGAATGCCAGGTCAGTACATATCATAGACAGTGTCAGACATTTGTGGGCGTCATTGAATAATGTATCGTCATCACCAAGATAGTGCAGCAGATCTACATCCTCGTAATCTGTATCATCGCTGCTGTCGTCTTTGGTGTAGGATATAACCAGTTTTCCTGTTGCTCTCTTCAAACCAGGTACCCGTATCTCTAACTTTCTATTCACATAGCCATTCTTGGCATGCCATTGCAGCGTAGTAAATGCTTCTGACTCGGTCCGGGCAAATCCTCCAACACAGAATGTCTTTCCGCTACCGGTCAAAGCCGCGTCGATTGCCAGAACATGCTCACTTGTATATGCAGTCACCAGGGCATACCCTACTCCTTTAACGGCTACCGTCTCTCCCACCACAAAAGCAAACTCTATTGCTGTTGCCACAGAAAAGCTGGTATCAAGTCTCAGAGTAGTAGAACTCGTTACTTCCAATACCACTGCGGTACCAATTGTGAGTAACGTTATAGTTTTCCCTTCCAGGGTATTCCGCTTGAAACTCGCGGTAGCCGAAGTAAAGGTATAACCAGATACAGCTCCGTCGCTTCCGGCCTTGAAAGATATCAGTGCGGATGTAAGGGTGGAGCTTGCCAGAACTCCGTCCGATCCGTTATACATATAATCGCCTGACCAGCTGTACTTGGTCAGGTTGCCTATTTTAGCCCTTAGATCGGGTGATGTAAATTGTGGTTTGATCATATCAGTTCATCAATCTTTTGACGACATCCCATACTGTCGTTCTCATTAATTGAATAATTTCTGCTCTGTGCCTCTTGGCCGTGTCTGTCAGATATCCAGCCTTTGGTGACGCCGGCAGTCTCTGCTCTTTCTTTAATATAAAGTCTAATTTACGGGTTGGATCGGACCAGTCTCCAAATGGTATGCTTTTGTCCTTTATCCATCCCTTCAGTCCTTTATCCCAGGCATCGTTTGCATGCAGCTCATGTTGCCTTCCTTCTGCTGATATCGGGATCCATAGGTACTTCTTTACCTTCGGCCTTATCGTTATCGCTTGCCTCCTCTCATGCACATATCCTGCCCACTTTACTTTATCGGTATCTACCAGCACCCATGCCTTTGCCGTTCTTCCGCTCGGTTCGGCCGGTTTCAATACCAGGGACTTTGCCAGGCGCCGTCCACCGATCCATCCTTTTTCTTTCTCGTTTGCCTTTGATATAGCTAATCCTAAAAGGTACGCTCCGCCTCTATTCACTCCCTTTACCTCTCCCTCCAGCATCGCCCCTTCTATTCTCGATGATACCCGCGCTACCTGTGTGTCAACTTTTTCCATCTTCCAGCGCCTTTTCTCTTAAATATATTACTTCGGCTGGTTCCACCGGCTTACCGCCCGAGCTTATTCTGTTTTTCCATGCCTTCATCTCTTCTGTATCCTGGTACGTCTTTGTCTTCTCAATAGCATGCCCTGGTATATATGGAAGCAGGTCATGATGGCATCTGGGCTGAAATGGCGGGCCGCCGTTTGGACACTCGCTCAGTGGTTGGTATTTAGGATCATTTCCAGATACACTCCAGATTGTTCCTTCCAACTTCACTCCCGGACATGTACTGTTCGGTGTCGGGCTCTGCCCTATCTGTACCAGATCTACTCCCGCTTCAGCGTATGTGTTGGTCCTGGCTGATATATCTAACTCATTCATCCTGACCCGCGCTACCATCTCGCTGTACTTTGCCAGGTTGTAGTTCCTTCCCTTTATCCGGATCACTTTCCCTGTTACCATGTCGGCTACATCCTTCTGAAATTGCCCGGTACCGTTTAACTCTCTGAATACTTTCTGGGCAAGGCCCTCGGTACCCTCTCCATCAAACTGTGCCTTCAGCAGTGCCTTGTTCACCCGCTTCGACATCTCTGGAGTCATATTGTTGCCAGATACTATCCGCTTTACGTTCCTGCTGGCATTATCAAAGACCTGTGTGAAGTCTCTCTGCATCCGCTGGATCTGCATCCGCATTGTCGCGGTATGCAATTCTTCACCTACCAGCTTGTCGGACCAGTTCAAAAATTGGGGATCGAATTTCTGTAACGATACCCTGGCCTTTGTAACCGCTATTTCGTATCTCCTCCGAGTGGGTCCGTCCATGGCTACATACAGCCCGCGCAACTCCTTGTGCAGTGTTGCGTCGATCCTTCTCAACTGGTTGTATAGTTGCTTCCTCCTGGATGGACTTTCTGTGCGCTGGCTCATTGGCAATACCAATCGAGATATTTCTTGCATCACTTCGATGAAGATCTCCCGCATCTCTTTTGGTATCATAAAACGAGACGGCATACATCACTCTTTTCCCTTGCTTTTCTTAGGTGGGGGATCTGTCTTGACCTGCTTGATAGGTTTCTTCCTGCCATAGCCAGGCTTAGGATCTCCGTTAGGGTAGTTTGTGTTCGACATATTGACCTCTTTAGTTAAATACCGGCCGCAGTTGCCCACGGCCGGTACCGGAGGCTCGTAGAATGAGAGTAGAGCCTAATTACTTCTTCGGCGCGGCGTTGGCTTTGTCTTTCGGCGCGGCTTCTTCCTGGCCTTCAATTTCAATCTTGAACTTTTTCTTTCCCATTACTTCAGCTTGAAGTGTTTTTGCTTCTTCCATTGTTTTCAATGGGATCCGGACATCCTCATCCTTTCCGATGTCCGCGGCTTTATAAACGACGGTTACCATAATAGTATCCTCTCATTGTTTGTGTGTTAGTGACGGTGGAGAGTTTTCCCCTCCACCGCCTTATCTCAAAACCCCAACATGGGAAATTAGCAGCTGATTGCCACGCAGAGCTGTTCTTCCTGGACTTCTATGTCGTACTGACAGTCAATCAGGAACTCTTGGCCAAGACCATCGGCTGTTGCTTTCTGGATTACCCTGAATGTAATCCCTGTGATCGGATCGGTGATCGATTTGATGAAACGTCCTGCGCCGGCATCAACACCACTCAGATTTCCAAAAGCAATTCCGCACCATTCACGCTGGAATGCCAGGCATACGTAATGATTGGTATCTGGGCTGTATATCTGGTTTGAACGGCCTGCAACCCGGAACTCAAAGAAATTCGGAACGAAACTGCCGCCCGGAAGCGTGTTCCGGGTGAAATAGCTCATCTTCTGGATGTCATCATCGGTCTTCATCTGTTTTTTGACCGAAGGATGGACTACCAGAGTTTCCGGCATGCCGTCCTGGACTTCCAGAAGCCGAACAGCCTCAGCCAACCGTTCGCGGCTGATCCCTGCTCCCAGGGTTCCTATCCGGTTGGTTATCAGACTTGACTGTTTTGCCGCAATAGCAGTTTCAATCGTGTTTACCAGCAACTTTACCCGGTAAGGCACATTCTGTGCTGCCATGCTCTTCACGCTCGATACTGACATCTCACCGTCTTCAATATGAAAGCGGGTCAGTTTGTGGGTGGCGGGAAGTAGATCAACCTTGGTGTTAGTCTGGCTGGTTACTCCAGTCAGCTGGGTTCCTTCGTTTTTGGTTTCTACTATGCCAGCCCCTATCTTGGTCCATCGGGCTATTCCACGGACTGATCCGTGGTTATAAATTCGCGCTGCCAGGGCAAACTGGTTCCGCAACGCCGGCAGCACTCCGCTCAATATTTCCAGGACGTACCCGGTATAGTCATTAGCGAACATGCAGCCCAGCGGCTTGAACATACTTGCCATAATCAGAATAATAAATGTTCTCATGATCTATCCTTAATCTGTTATTCCGGCAGCGCCAGTTCTTAATCCTTCCACGGATCGAACCCAGGCTGCTGGCTTTGGTTATCATTTTGACGAGCTATCGCCCCCGGTATCCGGGGCAATACTACCTCATCTACTTTCTTCTTTGAGGTCAGAAGCCCGAGCTCACTGTACTCGTTAAACCTGTCAACGTTTGCTTCCATGTCTGCCAGGCTTAACTCCTGGCCGGCTTCCGCTTTCTTGAATTTCGCAGAGATCTTCTCGTCTACGTCTTCCATTCCTTTCATCAGCCGGTCATGTTCGCTTTTCACGCGGCCTATGTACCGTTCTTTGTACGGTTTCACTGCTTCCAGTTCCTCTTCCCGTTCTTTCAACAGCTTTTCATGTTCTCCGCGCTTCAAGGCTTCTTCATCCGCCTTTTTCTTTTCGGCTGTTTCCCGGTCTCTCTCTTTTTGAGTAAGATTGCCAATTGTTCCCTGGAGTCTGTCAAACTCCTTCTTTGAGATAGTAACCTTTTCATCAGGGAGAGGTTGGTTCGCCGGATCGGCGGGGGGATCCGCGGGTGGGTCAACCGGTGGGTCGGCCGGAGGTGGATCTCCTGTCGGGCCTCCTTCCGGTGCATATGACATATACAGCAGCGGAAAGAGACTTCTCATAAGGCGTTTCATAACATCCTCATTTGTTTTTATTAATTGTGAAAGATCAGTGCGGGACATTCCCGCTTTCTGTTAATCTCGATTATAGTAGACCGTCAGCGCATTGTTCAGGCTGTTGGTCTCCTTAACCCAGAAGCAATTCTGTGCTGAATAGTTCTTCAGCTTTACCATCTTATCGGCTGGAAGGGTAATTGCTGTGTTGGTACCGCTTTCTGTTCCTCCAACATTTACTCCCGCTAATGTAATCGACGGCTTCAGATACACATGGCCTGTCGTACACTTAACCTGGAAGTTGGTAATCGTTCCCGGATACAGCAGTTCCACTTTTGTCCACGCGGTCTTGTTCGATACCGCTATGCTGGTAAAGGCATTAAATACGGGCGTGTTTGTGGTTGTAGCCGCCTGCACGACAATTGCCAGCATAATTACAACTACGAGTGAAATAAGAATAGGTTTGAAAATCTTCATTTTTGGTCTCCTGTTATTTTAAGTACGTAACTTAATTTGTGGTTACAGTTTACTATGTTGTTTATGGTTTGTTTTAGTCACTTTGTCCACTTCCTTCCATTTCTCTTCGAATCCTGCATACATACGAGTAGTCACAACTCAAATGCCTGGATATCTGGGTCGCGCTATACCCACTCATCAGCAGCTTCTTGATATTGTCCCCGATCGGCGGTTCCTGTCGATACGGAAATCTCACAATGCTTCCTACCAACTTCCAGCATATCCTTTTGTATGCCTCTTCTCCCGCCTCCTCTCGTATCACATCTAATGCCTCAGCGTTCTCGCTCATTCTTTTGTATCTAATGGTTTAAAGTTCAGTACATCTTGTTCACGATGGATATTCTTCGCAATTTCTACTGGATCTCCGCTCAATCCAAGTAGTTTAATCCCCCGGTCTGATATTGTCTCTATATCGATACCGTCGTTCTGTCTCAGCGTTGTCAGGTTCTCCAGCTCTTCCTTAACGTCGGTAGGCAGTACCGCGTCACAGACAAACTCTGCATCCTTTATAGTTTTCGGAAATAGTGTCTTGTATCCCAATGAGTCATTGCCCGCCCAGCACTCATCAATCAATACCAGGAGATCATCCCAGTACGGCTGCCGGTCATCTCTTCTGTTGCCTATCTTGGATACTGTAGGGCCAAATATGATCTTTATCTCCCTTTCCCGCAGGTTCGATACTTCTCCCAGTTCTCCTGTTGCACCCTTTGTCAGATCAATCGCCCGCAACAGGTCCCACCAGGTGTTTTTCTTTTCGCTCTCCAGTGCCGTTACCATTGGCGAAAAGTCTGGTATTTCCATGCTCCCGTTCTCTCCCAGGTAATACATCATTCCCGACTGGTACTTTATTGTTATCTGTCCATTTTTGTCCGGATGTCCCGGTCGATTGGATCCTGTTACCCCTATTGGCGGAATCAACAGCTTTGATTGTGTCTTCAAATCTGTCAGTATCTGGTGATACTTATCTATTGTTCCCAGCGCAACAAAGAAGTCGCTGGTCCCATATTCATCATAGTCAAGATCTCCATTTGGTATATGCAGCAGTGGGATCCGGCTGAATGGCAGCTTCTTGTATGCCCCGGTCAGCCATTTATTAAGCGGCTTTTCATTCCTCAGAAATGTTTCAATCTGTGTCTCTGTTACATATGATGCCCGCATCCCTACCGCTTCAGTTTTACTCTCCTGTACAGATCCGTCATCGAATACGGTTCCGCTTTTCCCTATTATGTAATTCTCAACATACATATCTCCCTGGTTGTCATATGGGGTTTCCCACAACAAAAATACCTCGTTTTCTGAATAGGGGACATAATAGGACGGATGCTCCACTTCTGTCATGACTGTCTTTCGTATATCATCCCAGTACACCTTGATCACTGTATCACCATACCCGCTCGCATGCTTCTCGCTCAACCTCATGTTCTTAATCAATCGTGTCCTCTTTACCCACTTCTGGATCTGTTTTTCGTCTTCTTCTCCAGTAACGAGATGGATCCCTTTGGCGGTCAGATTAGAAAACAATGTTGCCAACATCCCTAATGTTCCCGGATCAACATAATTATTGGCCAAACTTGTTTCCAGAGACGGATTCACATCCTGGCTCTGTCCCATCATATAATGATCTATGACGTGATTTGCCTGCAGCCGTCTCTTTTGCCGGGCGGGTATATACATCCTGGTTACCGCAGTTGTCCTATTCGCCAGGATTGCTGTTCTCTGGTCAAGTATGCTGAATTTTGTGCTCATCAGATATATCTCGCTACTGTTGTTATCCCTAATTTTTCCCGTGCCATATTTGCCAATGCCAGGCTGTTCACACAGTCATCATGCTCACCTTCAGGCGCCGAATACTTGATCCGGCCCGTCGGCCGTATATCAGCCTCAAATATCTCCATCTCTTTTGTCAATGTGTTCAGCTCTTTTGGCCAGCTTACTGTCTTCCTTTCAACTGCCATAATTAATGTCTCTACCAGCCTTACCTTGTTATTGTCCTTCCGATAATCTATCCCGTTCACATTCAAATGGCGATTCCATAATGCTTCCTGGACCGGATCCCCTACTCCGGTAGAGTCTACATATGCCTGGGCATCGTTATACTTCTTCAGCAGCTCTTCTGTCCTGTCATACATATGCTCCCACGTCCTTTTGTTCATCCGGTCGTATGCTACCACATGCCCCTGCTCTTCCACGATTATGATCACAAAGTAATCTTTCAGCCTGGCAGGGTCTATTCCGCCATAATACCTGGCGTTATGCTTGGGCTCTTCCAGTTCTCCATAGATCACCTGCTTAAGATCTCCAAATACCGCGCTATCATCATCGAGTATCTCTGCCATAAACTCCTGCCTGTATACTCGATCCGGCAATTCGTTCTCAGCTTCCGCTATTTCAGCCGGTTCTATAAACGGATTCGCTGACGTTGGACACTGATATGATGCCCAGCCTGGATATTTTAAAGAGCCATCGGGATCATCTATCCCGTTTGTTACTTTCTTATATTTTGTTTCTTCCCATACGAATAACCGGCCGCGAGTAAACAACCGGTATACCCAATTCTTTCCTTTCGGTACACCTATAAATAGAGCCCATCCACGGAAGTCTGCTAATGCCGGTCTTATATGCTGCGTCCAGATTACTTCCTTCATCATTGTACATTCGTCTAAAACTACTCCCTTTAGCCCTTCCCCGTCCAGCGAATCTTCGGCCTCGGCCGTCCTCATCCATATCATAGATCCATTTGGCAGATGGATTTCCTTGTCGACTTCCCGGATGATCACACCAGGCACTTGCCGGAATCTCTTCTTCAGCAACCGCCAGGCACGTTTTAATGATGCCGATCGCCAGGACAAGCCCACCCACCAATACATACCTGGATCTTCGATGACCGCCTTGGTGGTCTTGTCTATACCCAGCTGTGTCTTTCCGAACCTTCGGGCACATAACGCAACTATAAATCGTGCCAGTGAGTATAATATCGGTATCTGACCGCGGTGTGGCGGCCGCATTTTTATAGTCATTCCCATTAGTCATCTTTGGTATATACGTCATCTTCGCCTATTACCTTGTCATCAAATACCATTTTTAATCTGTTATCTTTGATCTCAACATTCCTATTCTCCGTCGCCATTCCCTTCACCCGGACCAGCTCCTTCAATGCCCCTATCCGGTCTCGAAGCTCAATGTCGGTAACCACTACCTCCATTGCTTCTTCTTCATCTCCTCCCATTACTGTCTTCCGGATCTTTACTTTCTTCAATAGGGTCGTGTCAACTCCATCTTTCCTCAGCGTCTGCAAGGTAATTCCCCGGCCTAATTCTTCAAAGTCTGCCAAGTCTCCACTGAACGCGATCCTGGCTAATGCTATCTTGATCCTGTCGGCCGTTATTCCCTTCTCTTCCAGCAGCTCGGATATTGCGTCCGCAATCTCAGGTTTTCTCAGGTTTTCCCAGCCAATCGAATATGCTGTCTTTTTACTGTACCCTGCACTTATCGCTGCCTTTGTGGCATTAAATGTCTCCAGATAATGCAAAACAAACATCTGCTGCTTCTGGTTCAGCTTATCGAATGCCTTTTTGACGGTCTTTTTTACCGTTGCCTTCTTCTCCACCTTCTTCTTGACTCTGGGCTTGAATCCCTGATGGTTCCCAGGTGCAAATCGTCCGTGTTCATCACGTCCGTTGTTTTTCCGTTGTTTTCCAACGGGCTTTTTAGCAGCCTTCTTGACGGTCTTCTTTACCGTCGTCCTTTTCTCTACCTTCTTCCTGGCTGCTGTCTTCTTGGCGGTCTTTCCGGCCGCCTTACTGGCCGCAGTCGTCTTTGGTTTTGTTTTCATTTTAGGTTCATTGGCTCGCGCTTGCGCTGCTCTTCCCTGTCTCTGAAGTTAAGCTGTTTCCGGATCATCATTTCACTCACCGGATTCTTCTTGTTGTCTCCTAGCGTATATATCCTCTGTCTTGTGCTGGCATTCCATTCAACTCGCACTGGCACAAACTCTATGTCCACATACCTCGTTACAGGATGATTTGTTACCTTTATTCCCTGCAATGGATTGAATAATGGTGTATCTATCACATTCAGAATACCTGTCCACCGCACTCCCGACAGCATCGCCCAGATCTCCTCGGCTATCTCCTGCCCCAGCTCCGACCTGTCCACAAGGTCCTGTCCGTCCCATACCGCATCGCCAAGAGTATCATCCACCATAGTCATTATCCTCGCTATTCCGTATTCATCGTAAGCATCTCCTCCATAATCATCTCCTGCCCACCCGCTCGTATCCCGCGGTATATCGATGCGCCATCTGGTGTCCTTACCATACAGCCCCGCCTTTGTCGTATAGGCGAATGATGCCGGAGACGGCAGGGCATTTCCGTAATATGCAAACTGCTTTGTTGTTGTCGCCTGACTCTGCAGCTTATATCCTTCTGTATCGATGCTGCTCTTGTCCGTCGTTGTCATACTTATCCACACCAGCCCGAAATCTCCCGGCAGCGGAGCCGATGTCGCCGTTCCCGTTCCGTCCCCCCAGTAGTAGCTTACCGATACCGTCTGCCCTGGTGTATATGGATAATCAGAGTTCACAAAGCCTGTTACATGCGATCCGGATCCTATTGCTGTTTCCGCACTGTGGCCTCCCTCTATAATTACCCGGGTAAAACAATTGTCCAGTACCGGTGATATACTGTTCAGCCATGGCCTTGTCACTGCATCTTCACAGTCATATTCAAGTGGAGTTACTATCCCGTCTGTATCGTACATTTCATACGGCGCCGGCTTCAGTTCACTGTCTGTTGGATCTATCCACCATCCATATGCCGGATAATACTTATTCACTATGTCGTCGATCACCGATCCGATGCTCATCGCATCAAACTGATGTCCAAACGGTACTCGGTCAAGATCCTGCCATGGTCCCGTCGGGGTCCAGGTAGTATATACATCTCCTATCTCCTCCCAGTTTTCATAGTCGTCCTTCCACGCTGCTATCTGCCCTGCCGTCAGTGGTAGCAAATCAGTCACAAGCGGCAGGTTCTGTCCGCTGAACTGTTTCAGTCCGTTATGAATGATGTCCTGGACTATCAACCCTACTGTCCATCGTTTCAGCCTGTCACTCGCGTCTGTTGCTTCTGAATACCCGTATTTAACCTTATTATTACGCTCGTCCAGCCCCGACTGCAGGCTCCTTCCAAAATACGGCCAGTCGTATAGCCATCTTTTATAATCCCAGCATGTGCAGATATATACTCCCTGCTGCTCATCATATCGTAGATCCTGTACCAATCCCTCAAAAGCCGGTTCTCCGCTATATACGGCATCCGTATACTTCATCTCTACCTTTACCTGCGGAGATAGATCTATGGTCGCATCATTTATCAATACCGCTTTTACCTGGAATGTCAATTCAAACCCTGTTCGGTCTCCTGTCAGGATCACATCTCCTAAGGCATCAAAATAAACACTGTCAGCATACAGTTGTATCATGTGTACTTACTCAGCCGTACTTCAAGTTTATACCCTAATGCCGGCAGAGACCCATATGGCTCTATCACACTTGCCCTCAGTAACCGGCTTTTATATGTCTTTGAGTAATCCGCTGTGATTACTTCCGTTTCTGTATCGTAGATTCCCTCTGAATACATCACCAGAGTCCCAATATTTCCCACATCGATCAGCTGCTCCATCCTTTCTTCCCACCATACTCCTTCTCTGAAGTATCCTATATACTCCCTTATATATGCCGCTCCGGTCGGAATAGTATGCGCCGCGCTTATCTCAACATACCACATGTTTGTTCCCACCAGTGACGGCTTTCCCGCCGATGTCTGGCTCGGCGCACTTGCTATCGTATGCGCTGTCGCATCCTGAAACGTGATGGTCTGGCCGTTCATCCCCCCCATTGTCGCCCCGCTTGCGTTTGTATCAAACCGGCAGAAGGTCGTATCCCATACCGTTACAGACCCATTCACTCTCCCTATGGCATACTGATCAAACGCCAGAGTCAGGTTCTTTGACATCGATCCCGCTTTCCCCTGAATATATTCTTCCCATTGATCTTCACTCGCTGGCCTCTCTCCTCCCGGAAAACTGAATACGGTGTTTTGTTTCACTGTATCGTTTACCGCCATCAGCAGGCCCATGTAATATACCGTCGCGCTTCCATCAGGCTGAAACGTCACATGCTTTCCGGCTACTTCACTCATAATTTATTCCCAGACATATGCTTTCATTACGTCGTTCAGAGATAGGACCTCGTCTTTCATAGACATAAATCCGTTTGTCATTGTATTTTTCAATTCTTTTATTGAACTCACCACCTCGTCCGCTGCTGCTCCCACATCGTCAGTTCCTCCTCCTCCATTTCCGGATTCTTCTCGTCTCTTCCTCTTCACCGACTCAGGTGTCACCGCGTTCATTGCTATTCCCTGTAATCTGTTTGCTTCATCCTCGTTTCCTTTAGCTCTCGCCTCATCCGCCCGTCGATTGTACCGGTCATATATCGACTGGCCTCCCGTGCTTGCCGTCTGGTAATACATCTTGTCCACTGCCTTGTCAAAGGTCTCTACCGCAGTTTTAAAGGTGTTTGCGCTCTTCAGTGCCGGAGTCTCTTCTCCCACTTCTCCTCTCTTTGGCTGTGTTTCCTCCATCTTCTTCGTAAATTGTTTAACCAGATTGTCCAATGCAGGATTATTCTCCAGGATTGGTGCCAGCTCGGTTTTAAACACACTCAATAATGATGCACGTTCATCATCATATTTTGTGTTTCTGTCTGCATCTCTCTGCTTATTCGCGTTCTCTCCCGTCCCTCTAATAGCAGCAAGCTCCGCCAGGTACTGATCATAATACTTGCCATTCTTATTCATAATCTGCAGTTCAGCGATCATTTGTCCCGTCTGCTGGCCGAATACTCGGAAATCTCCTTCACTCATACCGGGCGGCCGATCAAACCCTTCATTCTCATACGCACTTCCTTTTACACGCGCCCTAGCCTGGTACTCTGCCGCTCCCTCCCGCAAACTCTGTGCCGCACTACCCAGCCCGGGGATGCTATCAAAGACTGTGGCCAACCCCATCTTCATCATATCCATCATCCGGTCCACTACCGGTTTCAGATTGTCCCACATTACCTCTGCTACCTCTCTAAATAGCAGCTTTACATTTCCCCTGACATAATCCAGTGTGGCATCAATAGTCGCATTGAAGTCATCTTCCCCCAACTTCCCTTCTTTGTTTAATTTCTTTACTTCTGCTATAAAGTCAAATGCTATTCGTGTTTTTCGAAACATTTCTGTCAATCCAGCCGCAGGAGCTGCCAATGCCTTTCCCAAATTCTTGAAAAACTCCACAGTCCCTTTCGAGTCTGCAATTTTCGCCATCTCAATATTCAGCGGTTTCATCGCATCATTGATAAACCGGCCGGCAATGGCATACGTATGTTCCCAGGCATTCTGCTTGCGCTGCTCGCTTCCTTCAAACGTCTTCGCCGCCAGTGCAGCCTGCCCGCCAAACTCAGTGTTCAATTCTTTTATTATTAATTGCTGTGCTTCTGCCGTCTTTCCGGTCTTCACCAATGCTTTGATAACGTCCATCTGGGACTGATTGAAATTAACTCCTTTTTCCCGTAATGCTGACACTCCCAAGATTGGATCATTTAACGCTTTTCCCAGTTGAATTGATGCAGATTCCAAACTCCCAAACATTTCTGTCATGTCTAATGTAACTGCTAATGCTTGGGGAAATGTGTCATGCCCTATGTTTGTAAAAGTCAACAGCATCTTTTCCGCTTCCATCACCTGGGCGCTTGAAAAGGTCGTTGCTTTCCTCATCATATTCGCCATTCTCTCCATTTCTTTGGCTGTATACCCCGCCGCTCCCCCGGTACTCTGGATCACTCCCGCCAATCCTACCAGTTGCTTTTCTTCCGCCGATGCCGCTGCACTCAACTTCGATCTGAATGCAATCACGCTTTGTGCCAGCTTAGATGGCAAATAGATCGCTGCTGTTACTGCCGCGGCTAATTTAAGTGATAATTGTGCTGCTACGACGCCTACTGCTGTAGACATTGACTGCTGAAAGAAGTTTGAAGACTTTTTGGTCTGATTTCTAAATGATGCCAGTTCTCCACTGTAATCATCTTTTATTCCTAATCCTACATTAATATCATTGTCAGCCATTTCACTTCCGCCCAAACATTGTTATTACAGGACAAGCATTCTCCGCCGGATCTTCCGGCATCTTTAACCGCAACAGATCCAGCATTCCGTTAAACCTCGCCGGCTGGTCCAACATCCCTCCCGCATTCGGCAACAGCCCCAGCTTATCCACCTTGTTCCTCCAGATCATCAGGTCATATACCCACAGAAACCCTTCTATCGCCATTTTCTTCGGGCATGTCCGTAGATATACCGCTTTCTTATCTCCATCCTCCATCACATCCTGGTATCTCATCCCCGTGTCACCCTTCTTCCATTCCCCTTCAGCAAAACATCCACGGAACTCCTGCTGCTCTTGCTTTATACATCCGCTGCAGTCAAGTCCGGTGATTGTTTCCCGGAACCAGACTGCTCTGGCAAGTTTTTTGAGTCTGTCTCCGTCAGCTGACTGAATGACACTCCTCGATTGATTACTTCCAGTATCTGCTGTGAACTCATCCATTCAGGCGCACCTACCCCCTGCCCAAACTCTTCCTTTGCCTTTGTCACTTCAAACGGTGAATGATCCATATCAACCACCACCAACGAGAATATCTTCCTGTTTACTGATCGGGCCATCTGGATATTTGAAAAACACTTTTCCTGCAGTATCTTGAATATTTCAAAGTCTTCCGCATCCGTTACAGCCGGGTTCTGGTCTTCTGCCAGTCCCTGCTTTTCTCGCAGTGCCTTCCTTTTCTCCTCTATCTTTCTGGTATGAGCTGTCGTAATCTCCGCATAAGACATTCTCTCTGTCTCTAATTGCCTTATTCGAAACATCTGCCCTTCAGTTAGCGTTCTGCACACAAAGCATGTCCTGGGCTCAGTCGTGTCCTCATCCAGGTATACCTTATGCAGTGCCTTCACATTTACTATGTTTTCTAACATAATCTTCTCCTCTCATCGTTTAAATAGAAAAGCCCTCATCCGGCCCAGAGCTCTGGATGAGGGTTTATAAATGCAACGGTTGTATGTCCACGGTGATCAGCCGCTTCTCATGTGTCCTCTATTATCTCAAACCTTTTCGCCAGTAGCAATAGATAATGCTACTTTTTTCGCTTTAAGTACTATATGTTGTGGCATTTCCTTGATATCGTTGTAAAATTCCCATGTGTTAAACCGCTTGCCGCACTCTTTACACACATATCGCCGCCGCCTCGCCTTCCCACCATACAATGATCGGGAGTTTATTACATGTGTCTTATTCTTACAGTCGGGGCAAATCATTACTTAGTGTGTTCCTTTGTTATCCTCTTCAGCTTCCTCTCTATCACTTTCTTCACCGCTCCGTCTGCCGGACCAAATTCATCTTCCCAGTCATACATTTCTTTCAGCAGACCAAGATCATTCGGCAGT